AGGACTTGTTTCAGCAGGCATTTGTTGATCCAGCGATGATGCAGTATGAGCGCAACGTTCTGCCTGCGATCCAGCAACGTTTTGGGGATGCCAATGCCGGCTCATCCTCGGCGCTAAACCAAGCCCTCGGGCAGTCCGCCGCTGATATCAGCACGATGATTGGAGGGCAAGCGGGACAGTTCTTCCAGCAACAGCAAGGGAATCAGCTGAACGCTATGCAGATCCTGAATCAATTGCTTGGCCAGAGGTCTTTTGATCCGATTATTCAGCAACGTCAAGGCTTGTTAGGGCCTGCGATTGGTGCTGCGGGTCAGGCGGCTGGTGGCTATCTATATGGGAGATAAATCATGCCTATAGTATTACCAGACCTATCAGGGCTTAGCCAAGGCATCTCTACAGCAGGTGGGGCCCTGGCTGATGCACTGCAAGCACGGGCTGAAAAGCGATTAAAACTTCAACAAACCCAATTGGAGCAACAAAAGCAAAGCCAGGGTCTTGAGCTCATTTCCGATTGGGCGAGAGGTTACGACTCATCAAAAAGCCCAACTGAAAACATTGGGACGCTCTCTCAGGCGCTTCAAGCGGCAGGCACAAAAGTTGATCCTGCTGTCATAGCGCCAATTATTAAGGGAGTGCTTGAGAAGGCAGTGTCTCAACAAGGTGACATATTTGGGGCAGAACAACTATTTGGTGGTGGCTCTGGTGCCCAACAACCACTACCTGGACAGGCGCCACAAGCGGGGATGCAACAGCAAGCGATTCCTGGCCAACAAGCTCATGGATTTGGGCAGCAGGTGCAAGCAGTTGATCAGGCGATGCCAGGGCAACGCCAACAACAGCCGCCTATGCCGCAACAAGCAGCGCAACAGCCCCAACAGGCCCCACAGAATCGTCTAGAATCAGCTACTGATAGCCAGTTAGTGCAATGGCAAGCATCGCCAAATAAGATGGTCTCAAAGGCCGCAGAGGCGGAATTCAACAGAAGAGACATCTCGCAGAAACGTTGGTCGGAAGATCGCAAATATGCCTTTCAAAGGGCCAAGCCGTTTTTGGAAAAAATTGGCGAAGATCGGGCGGCACTTCCAAATAAGAAATTGGCCCTGAATGACATTAAATTTGGAGTTGAGAATCGAGATCCTGCTACGCAAACGAAAGATTGGTGGTTACAAGCTTTAGGAAAGGCCGGCGAACGTTTTGTCAGTCCAGAAGGCGTGCTTTTGGAATCGGGTGTCAAATCATACCTAATTTCCGATTTGGGGACGATTTCGGGTAGGCCCAACCAGTATTTAGAGCAAAGATTTGTTGCGTCGTTACCTGGTATTGGCAAGAGCCAATTTGCGAATGAAATGTTGATGGAAAGTTTCGACTCACGCCTTAAAATTGAAGATGAAAAACTTAGAATCACGGATGAATTGACATCCTTTTATGAAGATCCCAAACAACTTGGATTTGTACCACCAAATATTGATAAAATGGTCGATGAGCAACTGCGGCCGATCGTTCAACAAATCCAAACGCGAGAAGCGTACAAATTCCGTGAGATCCAAGAGAAGGAACACGATGATAAATGGATGAGAGAGCAGACGACGAAAAAGGTCGTAAAAGGAACTCCTCTGACGCTGCAACAAATGACGTATTTTGTCGACAAATACGGTAAAGACAAAGCCAGGGAAACGGCTGAAAAGTTAGGCTATACGATTCCTACAATTGAAGAATATCGCAGGTACCAGCAATGACCTCCCTACAAGCGGCGCCACAAGAAGATGGGTCCATTTTTGATTTATACAATGAGGCGGCCGCGGCGAAAGCAGCAGCTTCAGAGGGAGAGGGAGATCAAGATGTACCGTGGTGGAAACAAGTGGGGACTGGCATCCTAAAAGGGGTCGGTGATGTCATGGATATTGGGTCGACGATATCTAATGAAATACAGAAGGTTGTACCGGCGGTTCCGGAATCTATAAAAAGTGCCATGCCCACGTCAGTTTTGGGAGTGCCAGTACAAGCTGTCAAAGATATTGGAGCTGGCATTACAGATGTGCAGGCACAGCCATCTACGGGATTAACTGAAGATATAACTCGACGAGTGACACGATCCGCCCCAGGTTTGCTGGGTGGCCCTGCTGTATTCGCCGAAATGTCACTCAGGGATCTCATGGGTTTGGGTGGCAAGAAAATAGCTGAAGAGCTCGGGCTAGGAGAAACCGGGCAAGCAATATTCGACTTAGGATTTAGCCTGTCACCTAATCCTAAAAAGTACATCGAAACTGGCTCGAAAGTGATAAAAATGGCAGAGGCCGGTCAATTCACCACACAAAAAGAAATGGTTGAGACAGCTAGGAAGCTGGGGATGACAGAAGAGGAAATCGCCCCTCTTGTTCGCGAAGGACCGATTAACAATCTATTGCGCAAGATATCTCCTAAGCGAGGGGCAGCAGAAAAGGCATTACATCGGACAAAAAGCGCGGTAGGTAGAAATTTCAACAACCTTGCCGCATCACCGGAGGCACAAGTTCCAATACAAGGCATGCAAAGACAGCGATTAGTTAATGATCTTCAACAGGGGATGGGGAATTTGCCGGCCGGTGCGCGTAATGCAATTGCAGAAGATGTTCGTGATCTCATGAATAGCAATATGACTGGCGCGGATGTCATAAATTTTTGGGGGGATGTTAACTCATACTTCAAAGAGCATCCTAAATTGCAGGGATTGAAAAATCCATTGAGAAGGGCCCTTTCTATGATATCTCCGGAATTTGGGCAAAATTTTGAAATGGCGAATACGCTGTCGCAACGATTCCGGGAGGTGGCTGGGCAAATGAAGCCAAGCATAGCCTCTGACTTATTTGGAGCGAGCGAAGCCACAACTCTTCTTGGTTCTGTTATAACAGGCAATTTACCGTTGGCGACAAAAGTTGCGGCAACTGTTGGTGGTAGAAAACTCGTTGAAATGATGGTAACGAGTCCTCGTTGGCAGAATCTTCACAAAAAAATGGTTACAACAATCAATGCTGGTCAAATAAAAGCGACAAAACAAATTTTCGACCAAATGATCGGTATGGTCGCCGAATCCTCTCCAGAAGCAGCAGCTCAATTGAGAGCCATAGACATGGATGAGATTGAATCTATTATTAATCGTGGTCAAGAATCGAAAGACTAAGAATAGGGATAAGGACCTTTATTTTCTGGAATTTCAAAGTATTTATCACAACAGTCCTGTGGGTCTCGATTGTTTTTTCGACAGTATTCGTTCCAGTGACGCTGTTCTTTCCGATAAGTGTGTTGTTGCCACAGATCAAAAGGAAAATAAATTATCGGAAGAATAAAAAAGAATACGAATACGCCTATAATAAATAACACTTTCAATCCTTCCTCTTATTTCGTTCTTCTATCGCGCACAGCCTTCCATGAAAATCCGTCATCTCCGAGTGTATTGCTGAAACCTGAGCATCCATATGACGCCAATCAGCTTTTGACTCGCTTCTAGCCCAGAGGAATAACGCTAGCGTCGTTCCTAGGTTTGTTCCTATGATTGCGTATACTTGTGACCAGTCCATCCTGCCGCCTCCACCTGCTCTTTCAGTTCCAAATACAGCCGCGCCAATTCATTGTGTCGAGCAAAAAGCCCTTTTCTACTAGCCTCGTAGCTGCGGCGCATTTCGTCAACCTCTCTTTTTAACAAAGAAAGTTCATCGTTCTCATCTAACAAGCTGAGCTGTTGCGCATGCATATATTACCCATCCTTAATTTTCATGCATTATAACATACAGTCTAATTAGTGTAAAGGTAATTCAAACACCACTATAGAACTTGTTGAAATCAATCAATATTAAATTTCAAGTAACAACTGATTACCCGGCCATGCCCGTTCAGCCATTGAAGCAAACTCACTTTTAGAATTGGCCAACCTCATCACTGCCGTCATGGCTGCCAAGTGTTTATCTAGTGTCTCGTTTCCGATAGGTTGTAGAAATTGATGATGCAAATATTCTCGATGTCCTATCTCTGTGACAGGATTCTTTGTTTGTAATTCGTCAAGGACACCTTCTGGCAATGCCTTGTAGACGTATTTGTTAATAAAATTACCAACACACGAAGGATGGTTTTTTCCAAAACTTCCCCACTTCCACCCGTGAATGCGATAGATTTGTTTGAAGAATTCTGGATGAAAGCGCTTTGTCCAAGGTTGCAGCTCTGGCGAAATATAAGCCTCGAGAATTTTAGTTAACTCGTCACGATCCCTTACGTCTTGGTATCCCGTACTTTCATCAACTAAAGAAATTATTCCAACTGCTGCGAATGCTCTTATTAACGTATCAGCTACTGCTGCCATCGGCATCTGATTGACAGGCAACAATCCAGCATCCCTAGCATCTAAATATAATGAACACACATCAGGTAGCAATGTTGCATCGTAGCCGTATGCAATTTGGTTGCTTTTAGGGTGTACGAATTTTATAGGCTCGGCCTTCTTCGTTAAATCTTTTGTAATCAATGAGATAAGTGATTTAAATGCCAAAAATGCAGGCAGTCGGCCTTCCCCCAACTCAAATTCAACAACTTCCTTAGCTTTTCGCCCACCGTGAGGTTTGGCCTTCCCGAACGCTGCCTGCATACCAGTTTGAGTCAATACCCGTCGCCCGTTCACAACAGCACAAGGTATAACGATGTTACCAATCTTCAACTCGCCTTCGTGTGAGGCCCGCGGAAGCCCTTTTCTTCCTTGTGCAAGTCCGCCGGCCCTAGCTCGCGCAATCCGCTGCTCTTTAGTCATTTTTTTTGCAGCGGCTTTTCCGCCTTTGCTCGTGATCTCTTGTACAGTTGTTAGATTTGGTGTAGACTTTGACATGGCCAACTCCTTTGTTGTGGCGTTTCAAAGATTTCACATGTTAAGGAGTTGGTCGTCTTTTTAGCAAGACAAATGGTTCAATCTACCATCTTCGTTCCGTCACGAAAATGGTCGGACTCTCCGCTACCTTCGTCATTTCTCAATCGCCACACCACCGCCTGTAGAACAAACCTAGTGATCGAGATATTGCGTTTTGTCGCGGCAATTTTCACTCGCTGATGAAGACTATCTCCGACATTGAAAATGATCCGCTTGGGTGCTTTCATATATACCTATATACGAATTTGTTGATAGGCCATTGATTCTGACAAATATTCAGTATACGATGACGCTTCATTCCACAACACCCCGAGGGTACAACAATGGTAAAAAAACAAAGAGTCATCGGTCTAACTCAACCTTTCATTGATCTTTTCCCGAGTCCTATCGTAGTCACGACGGCGCCCTCAACGGCGGACGTAGGGTTTGAGCCCGGTCAAGTTTGGGTCAACACTTCGACAAACGTAGCATATATTTTGACCTCCGTCGTTGCAGGCTCTGCGACCTGGGCAGTGGCCTCGCCTGGCGCATCGGAAGTTGACACTTTGACCGGCGATTCTGGTGGCGCCCTTAGCCCGGCCGCGGGAAATATCACGATCGCGGGCGGGACGAACATTACTAGCGCGGGTGCGGGTTCGACGATTACCTTGAATTTGGATAACGCGATCGTTTTGTCCACTAGCGTCACGAGCCCAATTTACACCGCTGCGGCCGGCCTTGCGATTCGCTCTGCAGGTGCTGGTGATATTACGATGCGCATGGGCGATGCTGTCGGGGCTAATAAAATTAGCTTCACCGATAGCGCTAACGCAGAACAAGCCAGCCTAAATTCCGATGGTCTGCTGACTGCTGCGAACTTCGTCGGTATTATCGGGGCTACCGGCGCTGCTGCGGGCACTTTCACGACGGCCACAGCCACCACATCGGTCACGAGCCCGATCTTTACGACGGGGGCAGGGGCTGGTACGGCAATCCGTTCGGCTGTGGGACAAAACATTACGATCAGAATGGGCGACGCTGCCGCGGTGAACAAAATTTCGTTCACCGATAGCGCAGACGCTGAGGTTGCCGCATTGGATTCCAATGGTGGATTGACTGTCGTAGCCTTTACATTTAGTGGATTGTTGACGGCCTCTGCATCAGCTACGCTAAATACAGCAGGCACTGCTTTAAACTTGGGGACAGACAACTCGGGCGACGCCGTCAATATTGGTACTGGCAACGTCATCCGAGCCATTGGTATCGGTAACGCTGGTGCCGTGGCCCACACTGTGGCTATCGGTTCGGCCTCAGCTGGTGCGATCACTGTAGATACGGCCGCAGGCATCTCTTTGGATTCCGTCAGTGCGTCGAACTTCACCTGCACGACAGGGGTGTTGACACTGCAAGCTACAGCAGCTTCTGTCGATGTGATCTCTGCGGAAGCTGCCGCGGATGCAGTGCTGATTCATGCGTCAGCCGCAGGTGGTGGCGTAACCATTCGTGGTGGGACTCTTGGTGTGACGATTGCATCCGATGCGGATTGCACACCTATTTCTATCGGCGACATCGCTCCTACAGCTACTCGTACGACCACAATTGCTGGTGGGACTGTCGTTACTGCCGCGGTGACAGATACCTTAGATCTAGCTCCAGATGGCGCTACAACAAACGCTGACTCTGTCAAGACTGTCAACGTCAATACTGGCGGAGTGACTACAGGGCAGGTATTAACCAACGTTGCTACTGGTACTGTCACCTCTGGTACGCATACCACAGCCATTGCCTCGGGCAACAGAGTTGCGGGCACGATGGCGTTGAACGTCATGACAGGCACTGGAACCAAGACCGCTAACCTCGGTAACGCCGACGGGTTGACGACGCTGAACATTGATGCGATCACTCTCATCAACGATAGCATCAACGTCAACACGAGCATCAACACCGGTACTTCTACTGGTGCAGTTGCTATCGGTAACGCCCTTTCTGGTGCGGTGACGATTGATTCGGTAAGTACGGTAGAGTTGAACTCCGCAGGTGCTGCCATCGGCATCGGTAACGACGCGAATGCCTTTGGCATCAACATCGGTACTGGCGCTGCGGCTAGAACGATCACCATCGGTAACACACAAGCCACAACGGCTTTGGTGCTGACGGCCGGTGCGACTGGAGACATCACTGTCAACGGTACTGTCAAAGAGATCAACGCTGAGTTCTTGGCGGCGACGGGTGATGACATCACCTTCCAGCAGGCACCTCTTATCGGAAGCGCTTTGAATACGGGCGCCGCCGCGACAGGTGCTACTGGAGACGTCAACCTCCTGATGATGCAAGATGGCGTCATCATGGAGCAATTCGTTCTCGGCGCCGGTCAGACGATCATTAAGCCTGTCATGGATGCCAACGGCCTGTTGGTATCGGGTGATCTAACCGCCACTGAGGGGTACGAGTATAACTTCGGGGCGGCGAGGACAAACTCTCGACATGCGTTCACCATCGGTACATCGGCGGCATTTTTCTTCGAGTGTCAGATGACTGTTGCCGATGTCAGTGGTGCTAACCCCTACATGATTGGCTTCCGTAGATCGGCTGCCAACAACGCCACCTTCGAGAGCTATACTGACTATGCCATGATTGGCCTTAGCCAGCCTGTCAACGAGGGTACCGTCATCCTTAAGACTGAGCTCAACAGCGGTGGCACGACCAATACCAACACGACAGATGCGTGGGCTGACACCGGCACACATACCCTGAAGGTGCTCGTGTCTGCTGCTGGTGTGGTGACATACACCATTGACGGCCTAGCGCCGACAGCAACCGCGGCATTCACGTTTGACAACGCGGACGTTGTCTGTCCGTGCATCATCCTAGTCCATGGTGCTGTGGCCCCTGGCGCAGTCAACCTGAATAGCATGAAGATTGGGTTCCAAGCCTAAACAGTAGCGCTAAAATCTTTACTGCCGCTATAACCAAAGCGGCAGTAAAGTAGCTTTACATTAGGTAGGAGCACCGATGAAGACAAAAAGTATTATCGAATTCGAATGCATAAAGGGTGAGCGTAGTTATCGCCTGGAAATAGCAGATCAGGCTCCATTGGGTGAGGCTTATGCAGCAGTTGCGGAATTTCTTGCTGAAATCACGCGACTCATTAATGAGCATACCCAAGCTGTGGCCCCTAAGCAGGACGAAGCCCCAGAGGCTGAGAAAGTCGAATAAACGGAAGGGGGCGGAAAGGCCCCCTTCATCATGCGAGGTTCTATGGCTAATATTGCAGCTATTCATCGGCCGTTTAAATTTGGAGCTAAGGACCGCCGCGAATTCATCGTTCAAGACTCCGAGGTTGGGCTCAGGTGTATCAACAACACCGATGGCGACCCCATCTTTCTTGGCCGAGCCAAAATTGGGACTGCCGAATCTGAAGACCGTTGGCAACTACGCAAGATCAGTTATGACGCCAATGGTGGAGTTATTTCGGTAGAGTGGCCACAAGATGCGGAAGGGAACGCCTCTTCCGACTATGAATTCGTTTGGAGCGCGGTTGCCGATCTAACGATCACAGGGATCAGTCAAGCAAATCCAGCGGTTGTCACAGTCTCTTCCATCGGATCTTTGCAGAACGGAGACCTAATCGTCATTCAGGATGTCGAAGGGATGACTGAGGTCAATTTTGACGGCACCAATCTCTATACCGTTGCCAATATCGCTGGTGCGACATTTCAGCTCAGTGGAATCAATTCGCTTGGCTTTACCGCATATTCAAGCGGCGGCTCCGTGATTTATGGAAACGTGACAAATCTGACGTACGTCTGAGGATTAAATGGCATATAAATATAATCCGTTTACCGGAGAATTCGACAGAGTCATAGGTCCCGGTGAAGGGATGGCGGCGACATCCTTTGAAACGGATGCCGGCACTGCTACACCTGATGGCACCGGTAAGATCACGGTCATTGGTGGAGAAGCCATTGATACATCAGCAGCTGGGTCGACGATCACTATTGCCGCCGAGGATGCCTCAACGACAAATAAAGGCGTACTGGAGACGAGCACCGATGCCGAATCAATAGCTGGTAGCTCGTCTACAGTCGCTGTTGTACCCACAAGCCTCAAAGCCAAATTAGGCGTACAAACGGCGAACGCTATTCCTTATGGGCAGGGTGATTCCCTCGCCATAGGTTGGACGAGCGCACTCACGAATGGCCAATTAGCCATTGGTTCGACCGGCGTGGCCCCTGTTGCCGCTACGCTGACCGCCGGCCCTGGTATTGCGATTACCAATGGTGCGGGTTCCATTTCAATTCAGCTCGTTGGTGGTGGTGTAGGCTTTGACTCCATCACACCTGATTCTGGCACTAGTCCCGTGGTGGCTGATGGAGCTGGAAACGTCAACGTTGTTGGTGATGGCAGCACAACGACAGTGGGCACCGGTGCCAGCACGATGTCGGTGCAGTTGACGGGGCTGACGAACCACGCCGTGCTTGTTGGTGCGGGCACTACGACGATCACGAAGGTGGGGCCTACGGCAACGGCAGGCCAGGTGCTACAGAGCGCGGGGGGAGCGGCTGATCCAGCGTTTTCGACGGCGACGTATCCTTTGACTACGACGATCAACCAATTGCTATATTCGAGTGCTGCGAATACCGTCGGAGGGCTAGCGACCGCAAACCGTGCAGTGATAACCACTGGTGCGACAGGGATACCTGTAGCCACGGCTTTAGCGACCGACGGCCAACTCATTATAGGCTCGACGGCGGGGGCCCCAGCAGCAGCGACGCTGACGGCAGGTGCGGGCATATCCGTTGTGAATGGAAGTAATAGCATCACTATCAATGCTACCGGCAGTGGGATGGCGTGGGAAAATGTGACTGATGCTACTAAAGCGATGGTAGTGAATACGGGTTATTTTGCCGACAGGGCCCTTGGAGTGACCTTTACATTGCCAGACACGGCGGCGCTTGGTTCCAGCGTGATAATTACAGGAATCCAGGGCAGTTGGACGTTGGCACAGAACGCGGGGGAGACTATTTATTTTGGCACATCTGCTACCACCACGGGGATTGGTGGAAGTTTAGCGAGTACTGACGATGAAGATTGTGTCGAATTGGTTTGTAGGGTGGCGAACACGGACTGGCAAGTGCTTTCGGTCCAGGGAAATATTACCGTAGTTTAGGAAAGGAGATCATTAGATGGCACAAAAATTTAACGACTTCAGTCGCTTAAATATTATTGGGGACTTCACGGACATCTTTGAACAGAGAATCGAAAATGATGGCTCTGGAAATCCACTTTACCTTGCATACAACAAGATTGCAAACGCGCCGACATCTGCAACCACATGGTTTATCAAAAAGCTCACGTACACAGGTGGCTATGTAACGCGCATACAACTTCCCGATGACGGGGCTGATTTTAATTATTCTTGGGATGCCAGGGCAACTTATTTTTCGTAAGGTTATGTGATGCCGTACAAATACAATGCTATCTCGAATACATTTGACGATACAAGTACAGGCGACGTTATTGCATCTGGAGCAATTGGAGACAATCGTGTTGTGCGGGGAGCGGGGGGCGTTTCCGGAATACAAAGCTCAGGCGTTACGCTAGATGACAACGACAATCTTAGCGGCGTCAACACATTATCGGTTGTCGATGGTGCCACAACACGCACAAACCTCGGCCTCGGAAGCGTGGCGACGCAGAACTCCGATGCCGTCACCATTACGGGCGGCACAATAACAGGAATTACAGACGTTGCGATAGCTGACGGGGGCACCGGCGCTTCGAATGCGGCGGACGCAAGAAGCAGTCTCGGCTTAGGTTCTCTTTCCACACAAGCCTCCAATTCCGTCAATATTTCAGGCGGATCAGTAACAGGTATTACAGATATTGCAATTGCCGATGGGGGTACTGGTGCCTCTAGTGCGGGAGCGGCACGAACCAATCTAGGACTTGGCTCAATTTCTGTAGAAAACGCCCCCCTAACAGTAGATAAAGGTGGAACTGGCGCGGTATCACAGACTCCCTATGCAGTTTTATGTGGGGGTACTGCTGCAACAAATCCCTATCAAAGCATTGGGGGTGTTGGCACCTCCGGGCAGGTACTGACGAGCAACGGTGCTGGTGTTGCTCCTAGCTTTCAGGCGATATCTACGGGTGGTACGCTTGTCACAACGTATAATGCTACCGATACACACACATTTAATGCGGACACGAAGCAAGTAGACTTTATTTTGGTTAGCGGTGGGGGCGGCGGAGGGTCTGGAAGACGCGGGGCTGTGGATACTGACCGTTCTGGCGGCGGCGGTGGTTCTGGGGGTGGTGTTACACATACTCAGTTACCTATTGCAGTGCTTCCAGCTAGTGTAACAGTCACGGTGGGTACAGGCGGGGCGGGTGGTGCTGCACAAACAGTTGATTCGACAGATGGCGTAGATGGCGCTCAAGGACTAGCAAGCAATATAGATTCAAAAATATTTAGTTATAATAATACTAATGGTGGTGGAAAAAAGGGGCAAACAACCGCTGGTAGTGCAGGAATTGCTAGTAACTTTTTTATAAATTTTTGGAACAGTGCCTCATCATTTACTAGTACAGCGGGTATAGCTGGGAGCAACGGAACGGCTAGTGGATCGTCAACAAGCGCCGAATCTCCAGTTGGTGGTGGTGGTGGTGGTGGTGTAAATGCTGCGAATACAGTGGGAAATGGTAGTACTGGAAAAAAAATATTCGCAATCGATGGCAGCACAACTTTATTAGCGGGTGGCACAGCGGGAACCAGCGGAGCATCTGGGGGTAACGGAAATCCGGCGTTTACAGCCAACTTGTATTCGCGCGGATTTGGTACCGGTGGAGGCGGTGGTGGAGCTTCAAAAACAGCTAACGCGGGAGCCGGTGGAAACGGTGGTTGGCCCGGAGGCGGTGGCGGCGGGGGCGGTGCATCACTTAATACTTTCAATTCGGGCGCAGGCGGTAATGGTGCAGATGGCGCCGTGATTATTATCGAGTACATGTAAAAAATGGTTTGTCGATGGCAACGAACAACGCAATCAATGCTAACAACACGGATTTTGCGATCACATCAGGTTCCTTTGGGCTAGCACCTCGCGTTAGGCTAACTCCTGGTGTGGAGAATTTATCGATAGCATATTCGGGAAGCGTGCTATCGATTACAGGTGGCGATGGGACGGCCCTTTCAGCGACCAATCCTGGTTACGTCACCCTGCAAAGTAATGGGACACCTGGAAAACTTGTGACCATTACCGTGACGGCCGATCAAGGTTTCATCGATGATACCGGAGCTTCGGAGATCATCGGCAACCGCTTTGGGCTGACGACGGGTATTGCGTGGACACAGGATATTCCCTTCTTTGTTTACGCCGTAAGCAACGACGCTGAAAATGCCGTAGCATTTGTCATTTGCCGATGCCCGCAGGTGAGCAATAGTTGCGCCCTGGCTATCCTGGGGGCGCCTGACGATGCGGTAGCCAACACTCAAGGTTCGATGTTTTCCTTCGAGAATCTGGACGAGACCCTTTATGACACCAACCCATGCTTGATGATAGGCTCATTCCGAATGCGTATGAGCGCGGCGGATGACTGGACGGTTCAAGCCCTCTTGAGCCAGGATGGGATAGGGCGCTACCAAGAAGATAAGGAAATGTATATGCAAACAGGCCAAATGGGGGCGTCTGCGAATACATTTCTTTTGCCTAATGGCGGCACCGCCCCCATCTTCACCGAAAATCTTTATACGTATTGGGTGGAAGCGGCGTCGGGATATGTTTTCTGCCAGGTAGACATTACCGGTGACGGCGGCACCGATGGTGCGGGGGCTGTGAGTGCGTTACTTGCGCTGCCGTATGTGCCGTCGCTAGTAACTAACGAAAGCCCCGCCTGTGGCAGTCTAATTTTGTTAGATCCAGTTAATGGGGCTACATTGGGCACGCTGCAAATTGGTGCGCTCCTTGGATACGGATTTCTGCTTGGGGAAGCCCAAAACGTCATACAGAATGCCGACTACAGCGCGGGCAATAGAGCTATACAAGGAAGTTTTAGGTATCGCATTAATTTTGCTTGAGGGTAGCGATGGTTGAGATTAAAGATCCTGTTCAGGATAGGGATGAGTTTGTACGCCGCGTACGCCGGTGCTGTTTGCGCAAAGATTCTATTAATGATTTTGTCTCTGCGCTTTTGGACGATGATGTCCCGCAACAAAACTATCTAAAGAATAGTCGGCTTATGCAAAAGGCGAAGGTGTACCATTGGGTCACAGCATATGATGCGGCCAAGACAACGGAAGAAAGAGCCGCTGTCGTTGGAACGTTTAACCCAGCATATATACCGAGTGCTGAAGAGATTGCCGCGGTACAAACAATAACCTAAGAGGAATATCATGCAAATTATTGTTAACATTTCTGAATCTGACGTGTTAGCACTGAAGAATGACCTTGTCGACGTTGACGGGGACGCCGCGCCTAGTTCGTGGTTCTCGGGGATGTTGCTATGCTGAAACCAGAAATACTTAAACCAATCGCTTTAACAATCGCTGCGATAGTGATTTTTGTGATCATCATCGAAATCGTTGATGCGTACTATGTACATCAAAATCCAACCTGAGGTAGAACTTTGAAACTGCGCCTTTATGAGCCATTTACCTTGATCATCGTCGGTATTGGTCTATTAGCTCTGATAGCAGGTGTTGCGGATTATTATTACGAGCGGAAAGGGAAAGATCTATTTACTGATGATTCGCCAGTAGAAGAGCTGGCAGAGTCGATTTTGGAAGATGCTACAGGCGTGGAATTTATCGATATCACACCAGATTCACCAGAAAAATGATGAACGCCTCAGGGACGGTTGAATTTAATTTTGATGATTCGTGCAATGGCTGTTTCCAATCTTCCTGCTGCCGAGGGGGAGGGGAGCAACGGTATTGGGTGAACTCTAAGGGTGTGCTCGAACCTTGGAGTCCACGGAAAGCCGATGTGCTGGCGATGGAAATTGCTCACGCGCGATTTGTTGGTGAGGTGGAGCGGAGGATTGTCGATCTAAAGCTCGACAAGGGCCTTGTAATCGCACAACTGGGGCTAGACCTACACAAACCCGAACCAGTGACCAAAAGCCTCGTAGAGCGCATTTCTGAGGCTCTGGCGGGCATTGTAAGGGGATCAGAGGCTCACCCTAAACCACCAAAATGAACCAAATTACCAATTTGGAGTGACATGTATTGTTTACATTGCGGACACCCCCTAGCAACACATGCTCGTTTTGATGGTGCTTGTGACCGTCGCGATCTTTGCGTCTCCTGTCCCGAGGATGCCTCAGAAGAGGTAGAAGAAGCGCTGTTGAAGGCTTTTGAGGAGCGTGAAGCCGAATTCGAAAAGAACAAGCCGAAGTAACAACTACCGATCTGCTACCAACATCTACTTTTTTGGTAGTAAGATACTCCTAAAAATACTCGTAATACTCTTAAATTTCACATCCCATTTCCCCTCTTAAGACTAATGCTATTTAGATCTCTCTTCTTATTCTAAGAGGCTGGGGAAGTGTCGATAACCAAGCTATGTTCCCCGTGGAACACCCTGTCAATAGACTGTCGAGAGGGTATGCACAACTCGGGATTTATCGACGGCGCGGTGGTGGTCACTTTGAGTTATGTGCTGGAATGTTCAGATTATAAACGGCTTGTGAACATGTTGTGGATCATTTTCGTGGCGCCACGAAATAGGTAATCTTATATTTACTTCTGTTGAAATTGAGCGTTGCAAGCCAGACACCGCCAGCAGGGTTGTGGAGGGATGACCGTTCCATAGTATTTTGAGGTTATAAGTTAGTATTTAAATAATTATTTGGTGGCTGCCGCCTCCATGCCACAACAATAACATCATCGTCAAAAAATCCGTCCTTGTTTTCCCACGATGTGCCTGTCCACCAGGCCGGTAACTCGCGCGCGTCCCCACACCTGACAACTACTAACTCGTAACGGACCGGCAATCGATCCATCGATCGCCAACCCCTGATGTATTTGCCTTTAACGTATGGTACATCCATCACTAGAACGGGCAATCGTTGGTCTGCGGAATAGGATCGTTTGGTGTCGGAGATTGTGCAGCCAGGTAAGCGTCGAGGGCGGTAATGACCTGGGTGGTAAATGCGTCACTGGTGTCCCTGTTGGGGATCCGTACATAGGCATAGTAAGCTTTCTTACCATCTTTTTCATACTGACGGCTAGGCATGCCGATAAATCGTCGGCCGTCCTTTTGGAAAATCTTCACGTCGCGGACTTCCAACCAATCGTTGACTAACACCGTACAAGACCCCAGAAGAGCGCCCTTGTTAATTTCAGGGAGAAACCTTTTGTATTCACTGACCGTTATGCTCATTCGTTTTCTCCCTCGTTAAGTGTCCCGGATTTGAAGTGCAACATCACGCCGCCGTCAGGCAGTTTATACCCCGTTATAGTGCGCTTTCTTTTGGGTACTTTCAACGAATTACTCTCTTTGGGCACTTCGTTAGCGGGAAAAACCGGCGCAGGGGGTTCTCCCTTTGCCGGATTGTTTGATTTCTTACTCATTGGATTGTTTCTCTATGCGCAGAGTCCAGACTTCGCGCGACGGTTTGCGGTACCTGTCGAGATCCACACCAATAAGCTCAGGGATGGAGGTATAGTCGACGGACCCTTTAGGCATCGATTTAGTGAGTAAGACGCCCTCACCACGAGAGGATATGCCCTCGGCATCGGCAATGAGCTGCGCCTTAAGGATGTCTTTTTCTGCGGTCAACCCTTTGACGATCTCGTCGATCTCCCGAAGGCGGCGGCCGGCGTACGCCCATCGCTCGTTGCCGTCTTTTTGTTGGTAGTCACGATCTGTCAGCGGCGGAGGGGTTTTGGTCGTCACACACTCCCAAAATTCACGCTCTTTAGCAATGAGCTTCTCAATATAAGCGTCATCTCTATGCACAACGAGATGTACGCCATTTTCCCCATCGTACGACCAGTATGACATCTCGGGCAATCCCGTTACGGCCAATTGATGCTGCAACTGTGGGTAATAGCACTCAGGTATCTCGCCTCCGACGGCAATCGCATGGGTATATGCTCCCGGGCACTTGATCTCGACCGCCCCTTCGCCATCTAAACTTAATCCGTCAAGACTAGCCATCATAAACGATTGCGTTGGATGATAAAGGACCTGAGGGAATACATCATAGCCCACCTCTTTTTCAAAAGCTTTGCGAGCAACAGGCTCCATAGCCTTCCCGCGCTCCATCGCTGAATTTGATGGTACCAACTCGCGCAATCCTAATTTTTCCTCCCATAACTGATATGGCGTCATCCATGGACTTGTCTCCATGATCACCGCGGCATCCGAGGAACCAATAAAGTTTTTGCGATTCTCAAGCCATGCTTGCGTTCCTTGTACGTTTTTATTCACAAACTTCTCCATTTACGTGTTTCCATGTTACACCTTTTATCGCACACCAGATAGTGCGAGATGTGACTCCATATTTTTTTGCCAGAACAGTGCAACCATGTAATCCGGATTCATATAGCTTTCGTGCCTCATAGACATTTTCTTTTGTTAGTTTTGTTCGTCCAGCCTTTTCGCCATGTGCAATGTTCTGCCTGCTTTTGGCAACCATATCAAAATAATTATCTTTAGCTGTGCCTAAAAATAAATGATCAGGATTCACACACCGTCGATTATCACACGAATGACAAACAAATAACTGTTCATCAAAATCACCATTAAATAATTTATATGATAATCTATGCCCCGCTCGAGCGCGACCATAACCCACTATTTGCGCATAGCCTGTAGATCTGAGTGATTTTTTCCACAGCCAGCAATTAGTGTTTGATATTTCTATATTGTCCATAATTTTTTTTCGCAGAATATCATCATAATTTCGTCTAGAATTGGTAGACAAACAACCACAAGAGCGCGTATGCCCAGTTGTAATATGATAACCATCTGCAATAAAATGTTTTGAACATATACACTTTACAATCCATCGCGCACGACCACCGCTATCTCGATGGCTAAATTTCACAACAGTCAAACCATTAACATTTTTTCCCGTCAAATCATGTCTCATGTTCTCACCAAACGGGTAATTGTACACGTGATGTAATATGTCATCTATTCCGAATTATTGCCAGATATTTCGTCTGTTACACAATGGGCACTTGATAGAGCGTTGCAGCGTGCCAAAATTTTGTCAGCAGCCTCAATGTCTAAGTCAGAAAGTGTAATCCCTTGCTTATCAAGGTATTGCTGCACAAGCGTTTGATACTCCGGGTGCTCACCCAATCGTTTAGTGATAGTGGCCACAACTTCTGATGAAAGGGAGGCAGTTTCCGTTACAACCTCAGCACTTTCAACAAGCACAGCATCTTGTATCTCTCCTTGGACGTAACTACCCTTTATCACGTCGGGAAATAATTGCCGAGCTAATCGACTCAAAGCCCTCGCAAACAACATGTCCTTTGGATATTTAAGCCATTGGTTGGCGTATATACCAGCCTTCTTGGCGTCCTCAATCGAAAATTGCTCGACCCAGGTATCGCCGTTGTCGGCCCTCTTGCCATGCAGGATGCATACGGTATCATCACTGCGCTTGTCTTTAGTAATCGAGTGCCCGGCCTGGCGGATGAGTGTGTTCATCATCAGCGCCGACATTTCGACCTTCCCTTTGACAAAGTACATCCCGCCATTCAGCGCCTGAAGGGGATCAACACCCACAGACTTGGCCATCTCAACGATAGCGTATATACCCTCTTGCCCCACCTTCCTATAATGGGGGCTCTGCAACAACATGCTGCAAAGCTTCTGACTGTTCTGTAGCTCGACTATCGAGCTGTCTATTTTTGCGATCTCGTTCATGATTTTCTCCTTCAGGTTCAAGTTCTTATTTATTTCGTCCGTGCATAATATCGATGATCGCCCTCTGGTACCCAAGGTGCCAGTGGCGCTCTTTAGCTCTTTCATCCGACCGCTTGGCAATAGCCATCATCGGTGCCGGTATCAATTTGATGTCGAGGTAAGAGCAGATTTCGTCCAGACAGGCCTCGAGGGAATGAACATCCCCCGTCTTGTAGGCCGCTTCTACGATCCCTTGAACCTGATCCCTCAGATTGCTGACGAGGTCGTCTTTTTCCTCGCATTGATCGCACGAGTCTTTATAATCATTCTCGTCGCAACTATCATACATCGTTTCCCAGTTCATCTTCATCTCCTGGCTTCCGCCATTTTTGAGTTTCCGCTCGTTTGTAGTCCCATCATACTTCTCGCCGCTTGCCTCTACAACCTGCTGGGTTTGGTGGCCCAGTCACCAAGGAGCGGCTCGCTTTGATGGCCCCATTGTAGCACGACCTATGTATTTTAAACAACATAAAAATCATCAAGTGCTAAAAAATACCAGTTATGCTATAATAAGCCTCAACACGTATATACAAGGCCACCTATGCAACTGACACTCTTCGACTTGCCGAACAATAACACCCCAGGACAACAACAAAATCTCCGCGACTGGCTCATCAATCATAACCTCTCCCACCAGGATTTTGCCGATAAAATAGACTGTAGCCGCTCTCGACTCGCTGTCATCATCACCGGCCGCGTCATCCCAGGTAAAAATCTCGCCAAACGTATATCAGATGCCACAAACAACGAAATCCCCATCGAACGCATCCGCGACGGCTCAGCCCTCGGCTACCCCGGCCAACGTAAACGCGTTAAAAGAAAGATTGTACATGACGACCACATTCTTAGGCTATTATAGTGAAAGGCGTACAAAAGGCGTACATAGAGAAAAAGTTGCTGTGCAGTCCAGGCGAAACCCTAGAGGAGTTGATCAACAACCTCATGAATACCCTACTCCCACGCGAGGCCAAAATATTGATGATGCGCAATGGATTTTGTCATGACAGCGATGGGGGCGGACAGCCATGGACACTAGCCAAATGCGGTATCCATGTTAACCTCACACCCGAGTACGTTAGGCAGCTAGAGCGCAAAGCCCTACGCAAGTTAAGACATCCATCGTGCCTGGAGGTCATGGCAGAGTACGGCATCGCCGCAGCTATAGACGCCATCAAGGGCCGACAAGCCGCAGCAGAGAGAGAGCGTGAGGCTCAAGAGCAGAGGATCAGAGAGAAGCCAATTATAGACACCCGTATCGTATATACCAGACGGCCAATATGGTGCGTACTACTCGGAGAGGAAGGCAGCTACCGCCTCGAAATCCCCTGGGTATATAGGGACTCGATGGCACCGATTACAAAAGAGACGTATGATAGATGGCTAGCTGAGGCGATAGCGGAGAGAAAGGTATGTAAACAAGGATGACTCAGGAAACAAGAATGGTTAACGTAGATAATAAACGATGTCCCGACTGTGGTGTTGCGCACGGCGAATACCATCTCGACAGTTGTGATTGCGTACGATGTACGACATGTGGAGGCCAGCGGCTAACATGTGAATGCGAACATTTAAAGGTGCAATGGCAGGGGTGGGTGAAGCATGTCAATGCAGTACATGACATATCGGAGTGGCAAGCCGAAGTACGGGAATTAGGCAACTCAATAGTTGGATGTATCGAAAAATTGGATGAATTGCAAAAACGTGTTGGGCTCGTAGAAGAGCGCGTGATAGCATTAGAGGCGCCGGATTATGATTGATGATGTGGGGAGAAAGTATGAAATTTGAATCGCTTAACGATAACTCGCCCATAGGGTCTATCTACCTAAACGAAGAGACCGGTGAGGTGTGGGTATTAGTTGACAAGGTGGGCACTACGGCAACATGGGTGCCTGCAATGCCCATGACAGAATTTGACAGTAAAATGCCAAATCCATCTAACGACAAAAACCTTTCGGTTTTTGATTTTTAACAGGAGGGTCCGATGCCTAACGACATTGACACGCAAGAAATTGACAGGGGCTGGTTTATCGAGAAAACAACACGGTATCGTGATGACTCGCCATTCGTCAATCTAAAGGGTTGGCGGCCAGTAACGGAGATGGCTCTCAAAGATCATCTCGTCGTGGTCACTGATGCCAACCACAGCGAGTATTATTTTGTTGCGTCCAACGAATTGATTAAAGCGCAGATGCGATACACCAAAATCAAAATAACGGACGATAATTTGGTATCACCCACAGCGCTTGAGTTAGAGGCGCGCATCAATCTTGCCAGGTTTTCACAATACCACTATGTAGTATAGGACAATCATGCCTGAAGATATCTGCCGCGTGAAAAGGCGGGGGGATTTCTCCCCCCAAGCGATGTCGCTTCTTGGTGTGGTCTGCTCCGCTGAGCTGAGATATGCTTGGCTCGGGATGGCTGAGCTGGGCTTTGCTGAGCTTGGCTCCGCGCAGCTAAGTGCCGAAAGGTTACCAGATTAGCGCAAAAATGTAAAGAGGACCACAATGAATGACAAATACCGAAGATGCGAGGGCTACGACTGTCCCCTTCGCAACGAGTGTGTGAGGCATATAGCATCGAAAAATAAGTACGCCCACTATTTTACCGAGTGCCACCACGATGGTACTAGTTGCCTATATTTTTACCGTAAAGCACGCTCGAAGCCGAGGGAAGGGAAAAAGACAATGCGGAGTTTCAAGGATTGATACAATTGCTTGACCATGACAAGGAAATAGTTGCCCTCTGGTACGAACTAGCCAAAAGTCAGGCTATTTTGCAGCGCATGCTAAACCGCGGTGGCGAGGGCTTGATTGACAAAAGCGATCTGAGGGAGTGCGAGTGCGAGGCACTAGCTATTGTACAGAGACGATTCCCAAGCTTGGGGGTACACTGGAAATGATGACAGGTAAGGATTGATGATGACTGACAGTATATTCTCTGTGTTTTATTATGATTATTTAAAAGGATGGAAACCTATCACTGAGATGGTGTTGCGTGATCATTTGGTGGTAGTGACAAACCAACACGCAGACTACTATTTTGTGGCTTCCAATGATTTGGTCGAGGTGCAGAAACGTTGGAATCCTGACGGGATAAACATGGTCGAAGCAGCGGTAACAGCAATAGCTGCCAAGGTGATGTTAACCAACGATTGGAAATACCACTATATAGTGTAGGCTAGTAACAAAAAAAAGAAGGGAAACCATGTTATCATCAATCATGCTCGCCGCTAGGGATGCACCCATCAGGGCGGAGCTCGCGGATAGTGTCGCCATGGTGCGGCAGCTGCGCTACACACTGAGTGTCACCAACGATCCGAAACAATGGCGTGTTGTTGCCGACGCGATTGATAAATATGTGAAGAGGGTGGCGATTTTAGAGGCAAAATTGTCACAAGGAGGACGACGATGACAAAAATAATCAAACGCTATTTATTATTTTCTGGGCAAACATACGAAGAAGCTGGTGGCTGGAGAGATTTAGAAGCGACGTTTGACACGCTAGATGAGGCGTTGTCGGCGCAAAATGTTAACGAAGCTCAAAGCTCACCCCACAGATGGTATCACATCGTTGATGTAGCAACGATGGAAATAGTCAGTAGTGGATAGTAGTTGTTTCATGCGGTACCTGACAGGGATCGCGACCTAGTTATTTCGGGCCGTATTTGGGCGGACTGGGGCACCTGGTCCGCTCTTTCACTAGGCAAATTTTGCCTACTTAGTCAATTAATAACGGAGTAATAGATTGATGACCGTAGAGTTAATATGGGAAGGTAAGAAAAATGAGAACAAAATAGCCCAACATCATCTTATATCAAAAGAGTTGTATGGGGATCAAACATCAAGTAATTTACTTGTTCATGGGGATAATCTGCCGGCATTACATATCCTTGCCTCTGACTACACTGGCAAGATCAGATGCATCTACATCGACCCGCCCTACAATACGAAGAGCTGCATCACGCACTACGACGACAGCATGGAGCATTCCCTATGGCTCAATATGATGAAGGAACGGCTAGTGATCCTCCATCGGCTTTTGAGGCAAGATGGCACCATCTGGATTAGCATTGATGACGATGAATGCCACTACCTGAAGGTGCTATGCGATGAGATTTTCGGCAGAAAGAACTTTGTCGCTAATGTGATTTGGGAAAAGAAAAACTCAGCATATCAAAAAGCCAATCGAATGGCGAATGTGCACGACCATATGCTGGTGTATGCAAGGAATGTGGAGATATGGCGCCCAAATCGTTTGCCAAGACCTATTGAAATGAACGACCAGTATAAGAATCCCGACAACGATCCTAGAGGGCCTTGGACAGCTGGCGATCTCTCAGTTGGAATGACAAAAAAACAAAGACCTAATCAATACTACGCCATTTTGGACCCGACTTCAGGGCGTGAATTTTGGCCCAACCCCAGGAGAGTATGGTCGTATATTCCTGAATCTATGACCAGGCTTATAAAAGAACATCGCATAATTTTTCCTAAGAGCGCGGATAAGCGTCCATCGCTAAAACGCTTCTTGAATGAATTACAAGAAGGTATTCTCCCGACAACATTTTGGCCTATCAATAGTTGCGGAAGCAATTCTGAAGCAAAGCGAGAGGCCGTGCAATTCAACGCGTCCGATGCATTTTCGACTCCCAAGCCCGAACGTTTACTTAACACTGTATTGGAGATTGCTACCCAAGAAAACGATCTAGTACTTGACTGCTTTGCTGGATCGGGGACTACAGGTGCTGTTGCGCATAAGATGGGGCGTCGGTGGATTATGATTGAAATAGGCAAACACGCCGTAACCCATATCATTCCTCGACTAAAGATGGTCATTGATGGTTCCGATAACGGCGGCGTTACGGAGATGCATAACTGGAAGGGCGGGGGTGGTTTTGGATTTTGTGAGTGCCGTTTAGGTTCAGCAGATCACTAGGCAAATTTTGCCTACTTAACAAATATTTTATCCTAGGATTTCCTTGTTTAGAAATTCAAAGTAGGCATAAGCTGTAAAAAAAAGATGGCCCCCTGTTGGTTCAGGGGGCCCGGCCCTCTCGGCCGATTTGGTGACCAGTCTAGATTGCCTAGCTGGACCCACGAGACCACTGACAACACGATGAGAGCGTGCGTCCGATCTATGCGTACTATAACAACATTCCCTTTTCTTGTCGCCACCGCATCCATGCGGATGGCATTTTTTTTGTCCACAAATCTCACTTTCACGGAGTAAAACTTATGATCAACGTTAGAAATATATACGATGCCACTAATAAGCGCAACTCGCAATCTTTCTTTCAGGAGGTGACGCAATGACACTCTGTTTTGCACATCGTAAAGAAGACCCCTTTGTCAGGTTAGACAAACGTATGGTAATGGATAAGGGGCTCAGTTGGAAGGCAAAGGGAATCCTTAGCTACGCCTTCTCTCGGCCAGAAGACTGGCAGTTTTATAGAGCCGAAATGATAGAACACGCGACCGACGGAAAAGATTCATTTGACTCTGGTATCATTGAGTTAGAAAAGGCGGGTTATTTACACCGCGAGAAGAAACAAAACGAATCCGGTAGGTTCGATGGGTTAGATTGGCACTTCTTCGAAGTACCCATCACAGATGAGGAATTCAAAAAAAGTTACCAAGGCGGATTTTCCGCTTACCGGTTTTCCCCGAGGTCGGAGAAATCCGCCTCTACTAAGAAAGAAGGAGAAGAGACTAAGAACAACAACAACAGTCCGGAGGTTGTTGTTTCTTCGGCTTCGCCAAAGGAACCCCCCGAACCGGAAGCCGCCGAAGTTGTTGTCATTCCTATCCTTGACGAACTACAAATCCCCGATGCCATGAAGATCAAGCTGTCTGCCGAGATGGACGACGCCAAGGCTGCGCAGCTGGTGAAGCGCATTAAGGCTTGGGTCGGTAGAGGCTCCGATGCGCTCGCCTGCAATACGATATTGGCGCAATGGGATACGTGGGAGGATAAGACGAGTAAAGAAGATCTCGTAGTGGTCAATCGGGACTGGGCAAAAAGGAACCTAGCCCTTTATGATGGTCGCCCTGTCGGTAGGTATCAATGCTGGGTGCTGAACAAGCATGTAGAGTTTTGTGGCCAAGGTAGTGTTTGTCAGCCGAAGTGTTTCAACTATGAAAATAAAGATTTTCAAGCTTTGGTAACGGATTTTATGAAAAACAATTTGAAAAACGGGAGCTAACCCAATGTCCCCGCTACCGCCCACCCCTCCGCCGCCCGTCCAGGACTACGGCTGGCCGCCAGCTCCTAAGCCGCCGACTCCGCCAAATACCCCAGGATGTACACAGTCAAGCGCTGCTGCGATAACGCAACCTTAACCGCCAATGACACATAAAGACCAACAAACGCAACCTGAGCGATTACAGAGGCTCTCATGACAATTATGCGCCACTATCATTTGTCTGGGGTTCCCGTCGCCAAGGCGCGGCATCGGACGGTCCGCTATGGCCCCGGGATGCGCACGTACGACCCCAAGGTTGACGATGCGACGACGGCTAAGTGGATACTCAAGGCCCAGGCGCGCGAAGCTCCTTTGGATGGGCCTTTGCATGTGGCGCTAGAATTTTATTTTCCCTCACCAAAAAAGGGCAAACGTATATACCATGTGACTAAGCCTGATCTCGACAACTGCATAAAATTCATTTTAGACGTTGGAAACGGCATCATATGGGCCGATGACAAGCAGATCGTCGGGTTGTCGGCGATAAAGTCGTATGGTGATCCTCGGACGGAAATTGTGGTAGAAGTCGTCGGCGAGGAAAAAGTATAACTGGTTTATAATATGGAATTTTCTGTTAAGTTTTTGTTCATGGATGGTGAGAAGCTTGAGGTGCAGATTCCTGATGAGAACGTTAAGGATTTCGTCGAGGCGTTTGGCCGTGGTGAGGTATATTTTGACAAAAACAGGCTGATGGGCGCATGGATTCCCATCGATAAAGTGAGATATTTCAGTGTGGTGAAGAATGAAAAGTGACTACATGGAAAAGGTTGTAGGTTTGGCTGTCGCTCGCAACATGTTGGATCAAGTCCAGGAGCAAGTCGCCCTTTGGGAAAAGAATTGGTGCGACGCTATGGGTGTTATTCCTGTTGAGGAGGACGGGTCAGGTAAAAGCATTGACTGGGTGTTCTGTTGCGGCTTTTTCGCCGCGCTCGAAGAGATAGAAGCTGCGATGTCGACGTTATCTCAAGTGGCGCCAAAAGAGGCGTGGAAGCAAATAATCAAGTGGGTAGAGCGCGAAAAGCAAGAAACAAAAGAGCAGTTAGATAATATGGTTGAATAGTCACAAAGGGGTTGTGTTGTGAAGTGGTCATTAGAAGCTCGCCGAATTGATGGTCTGTCTAGCTATGATAAAAACCCTCGTCGCCTCACAGAGACACAGCGCCATCAGTTGGCGACAAGCATCGACAAGTTTGGCATTATAGATAAGCCGGTGCTAAATTTTGACGGGACGATCATTGGAGGGCATCAGCGCATTGCGGTCTTGCGTGACAAGGGCGTTGAAGTCGTCGATTGCTGGATACCCGACCATAAGCTTGAAGAAAAAGAAGTCGAAGAGCTGAACATCCGCTTAAACCGCAACAATGGTGAGTGGGATTTCGACATCCTTGCCAATGCCTTTGATATTGGCAATCTTCTGGAATGGGGTTTTGAAGAGTCGGATCTAGGTTTTTCAAGAGAAGAAAAGCCTAAAAAGCCCATAAAGCCAACAATTACCCTTGAATTTGCTGACAAAGAAACCATGTTAAACTATATTGCCAAATGTGAAGAAATAGCTGTCATATCATCGGCGAAGTTGAAAATAAAGGGATGATCGTTTGATGCCAAGAGGAAAGGCGCTTGATAAAGGGTGGATAGAAGAGCATAAAGAAACTGTGCGTAAGTTGGCATCGTATGGGTGTACTAATGATGAAATCGCTGATGTGATAGGTTTGCCAAAGGGGTCGCTCGAAAGGCCATATCAGGCCATGCTTGACGAGGGCCGATCAAAAATCAGGGCGACGTTGCGCAAAACCCAGTTAGAGCTAGCCATTCAGGACAAAAACCCGACGATGCTCATTTGGTTGGGCAAGCAACTTCTGGGACAGAGGGAACCAAAATGGTCTGTAGAGCATTCCGGACAGATAGAGTTCCAAAAGGTCATCTATAGTGGCAAAAGTAGTAAGGATTCCTGATTTTGACCCCCGTCCCTATCAGTTGCCATTTCTACAGGCTATGGACGAGGGGAAGAAGCGGGCTGTTCTCTGTTGGCATCGTCGCGCCGGTAAGGAGATCGTATGCTGGAACTATATGATCCGAGAAGCTTGCTGCTCGCGGGTGGGTACGTACTGCTATTTTTTCCCCACTTCTCGCCTGGGAAGGCGTATTTTATGGGATGGTGCGAACAAAGACGGGAAGAGGTTCTTGAGTTTTATTCCGAGCGAACTGATCGTTGGTGAGCCAAATAGCGTTGAGATGAAAGTTGAGCTGAAAAATGGCTCCATCATCCAAATAATGGGTACAGACACCATTTTGAACGTCGGTATCAACCCCGTCGGCTGTGTTTTTTCAGAATTTTCCCTACAGGACCCTAAGAGCTGGGACTTCATGAGGCCAATTTTGCGTGAAAACGACGGATGGGCGGTACACAACTTTACGCCACGCGGGAGAAATCATGCGTATGATCTATTTTGCATGGCGAAAGACAACCCTGACTGGTTTTGTCAGGCGCTTACCATCAAAGACACAGGTGTCCTCACTGATGCCGACATGGAGATCGAGCGCCGGGAAGGGATGAGTGAAAATCTCATTCAGCAGGAATATTTCGTCAACTTTACTCAGGGTGTTGAAGGCGCATACTATGCAAAATATCTTACGGAAGCTGAGAACGACGAGCGTGTTACTAATGTGCCTTGCGATCCTTATGCTCCCGTTGATACTTACTGGGATCTTGGTGTATCAGACAGTACAACTATCATCTTTGCACAAAATATTGGACAAGAGATCCACATCATCGATACTTGTACTGCCGATGGGGAGGGGCTTGATCATTATGCCCGTTTACTCGAACACAAGGCCAGCACGAACAAATGGCGATATGGGCACCACTGGGCTCCCCATGACATTCAAGTGCGAGAGCTGGGATCTGGAGCAAAGACGCGCCTACAGATCGCCAGAGATTTAGGCCTGAATTTTGAGATCGTGCCAAACCTGCCGATTATGGAGGGAATCGAGATGACGCGGGCGATGTGGCATAGATTGTGGATAAATAAATCTACTTGCACCTATTTTCTTAAATGCGTAGAAAGCTATCATAGAGTATATAATGAAAGATTAAATGTGTTCAGCGATAAGCCTTGCCACGACTTTTCGAGCCATTTTTGTGACAGCCTTAGATACATGGGTATAGTGCAAAATAAGGCGAAGCGGGCAAGGATGTCGGAATCAGAAGCACACGAGATGGAAAGAAACTACGCACTAAAATACTAGAATTTGCGGCCTTAGGCCGCGGCGCGGGCTGATCACCCTAAGCTGTGCTACCACATAGCCGCCGCTTCCTATCCTTGGTAGAGGATAGAACCAACGATGGGAAGCGATGGCATTCAACGACGATCGTTCAGCGGTACAAGCATTCGACGAATACTATGACGAGGCGTATCACGCTTGGAGTGCCTTTTTTCCTGAGGCAGAGCGTGACCTTGACTTTTTTCTTGGCGACCAGTGGGATGCTGCCGAAAAGCGCGCACTGAAAGTGCAGGGGCGCAATGCCTATGTCTTCAATAGAGCGCGATCTGTAATCAACCTGATTACAGGTTATCAGCGTCAACATCGCCTGTCATCCGTTGTCGTACCCGTTGAAGACTCCGACCAGCAGGCCGCTGACCAGCGCTCGGCCGTACTCATGCACGTTATGGCCATGGGTGACGCTTACCGCACAATAAGCGACTGCTTCGGGGGTGCTGTCAAAACAGGGTGGAATCTCGGCAGTATCTGGATAGACTATCGTGATGACCCCATCAACGGCGATATCCGATTTGGTAGAGAACCGTGGAATAGCTTTCTCCTCGACCCCCATTTCTCGCGTATCGACCTTAGTGATTGCACGTACATTTTGCGGCGCAAGTGGTTGGCCCCTCAGCTTGTCAAATCGCTCTTGCCTGGTCAAGAGCGAGAAATTGACCTGATGGCCAAGGTGGGGTGGGATAGAGATGATAAATTTACCTGGTTGCCATACCCTCGCACGCCTGATTCTGGTCAGAACATGGCCTACAGCGAGATGTATACGGTCGACTGGAAGACGCAGCTCATCCGTGTCGACATGGAAACCGATGAGTGGTTTGACTGGCCCGGAACACGCGCGGACTTTGCAGCGCTGAGAGAGATCTACCCCAATTTTTCACTATCCCAGCGCAAGCGCAAGGAAATCCATCGCAACATCATCGTAAATGATGTGCGGATGCGCGAGGACGTCAATCCGGATGGACTTGATGAATACCCCTTTGCATTATTTATAGCTACTTTTGAGCCGGAATCCAGTCAGTACGATATCAGGGTCCAATCCGTGATGCGCCCGATGCGTGATCCCGCATCAGAAGCTAACCGTCGCCGCAGCCAGATGACGGATCTTCTCGACAGCCAGATTAATTCTGGATGGATTGCCGATGAAGGCGCTGTCATTAACCCTAGAAGCCTCTTTCAGACATCGCAGGGCAAGGTTATATGGCGCAATGCCGACGCGAAACCGGGAGCAATTGAGAAGATCCCGCCCGCGCAGATCCCCCCCTCCATGTTCCAGTTGCAGCAACAATTCGACGCCGACATCAAAGAGGTCGCCGGGGTCAACGACGCGGCCTTCGGTGTGATGGAGTCGGGAAGTGAAAGTGGCGTGCTGACAATGTTACGTCAGGGCGCCGCGCTCACTAACTTGCAAGATCTCTTCGACAATCTGCGGTTTTCACAAAAGCAACTCTCTCTATTAGCGCTGAAATTGATTCAGACCTGGAAACCTCAAAAAATCAAACGCATTTTGAACAAAGATCCTGTCGAGGGTTTCTTCGACAAAGACGCGACGAAATACGATTGTCTCATCCAGGAAGGGGTGCTCACTGATACGCAGCGGCAGATGTTCTTCCGCCAGTTGGTCGAGCTGCAACAGCTTGGCGGCATGATTCCTCCCATGTCCCTCGTCAAAGCCGCGCCTATCCAAGGCAAGACGCAACTCTACGAAGACATCCAAGAGCAACTTCAGCAGCAACAGCAACAGGCCCAAGAGCAGGCAAAGGTTCAGAACGCGCTACTCAGTGCTCAAACCAACCTGGCGACGTCGCAAAGTCTGCAACAAGTTGCTGGTGCAAAAGAGCGTTTCACCCGTTCGATCGCAAATCTTGGTTTGGAAGATGAAAGGAGCTCTGAAGCGGTACAGAACAGAACTCAGGCCGTGCTTGATCAGGTCAAGGCCATCAAGGAGCTGGACGCCATTGACGTGTCGACGGCAAGGGAAGAGCTAACTTTGGCAGCTATGCTGCGCGAGCAAAATCGTGCCGAAGAAGAGCAAATGAAGGCCGATAACGTCACGCTTTCTGCCACTGCCGCCGGTATGCCGGGTGCAGGGGCCAATCAAAACCCCAATGCGGAGGCATCCAATGCCCAAGTACAACGATAACGAGCGCTACATGAAAGACATGAAAGGCGGTCTCGGCTCCAAAGTGATGAAAAATCATGGCAATACCAAGGCTATCGATGCCGATAACCAAGATTTTGACATGAAACGCATGAGCAAATGCCCTATGGAAATGAAAGGGCATAACAAGCAAGCGTTCGACTACAAATATTAAATAATTTCGGTGTTAGATGGCGCAACAACTCGGTGAAACCGTCCAGGAAATGATAAAAGCTGACGATCAGGCTGTCCAAGACATCCTCAATCGCAGACCTCAAGGTCATTTCTGGATAGTGATTCATCATCGCCCGACAAAGATGAAGATGAAAACAGGCGAGTACGTCCTGGTTCGTCTAGTAAAGGATTACGATAAGAGACCTCAGCCCCAATTGGGGACCATCATTCTCGAGGTGATGGACGGTCGGATTGTCAAAGAGCAAGTTAACGTACATGACCAGCCCATCGATTTGGAACGATTGTCGCCTTTGTTGGGATTGCAAGCCCAACCTGGGTTGCATAAACGTCCCGATATCGCAAGGGCTTATGTCTACAACAATTTGTAGCGCCGCCGGCTGAAGGGCGAAAGGAAACACGTGGAAGACCAAGTGCAAACGGGCGAAGTAGCGGGTGCCGCCGATCCGGTAGATGCGGTTCAGGAACAGCCTGGCGTAGAGCAACAAACGGAAATGGTTCCGGTGTCTGCTTTACAAGCCATCAGGCGTGAAAAACAGCAACTACAAGAGCAGATGAAACTAATGCAGGATCATGTCTCTTTAATTCAGGCTAACCAGCACAACGCGGCGAAGGCCGATAAAATGCCGGAGTTGTCTGATGACGATGTGCTGACGGTAGGTGAGGCCAAGAAATACATTGGCAACATGCAAAAAAGCTATCAGGACAGCGTCGAAGAGCTGCGTATCCAGCAGAAGTATCAAGATTACAACGAGGTGGTCGGTAAGTACCTCCCCGATGTGATTACTAAAAATCCAGCACTGAAGGCGACACTGCAAAACGACCCTAATCGGTATGAACTTGCATATTTCCTGGCAAAAAACAGCGATGTTTATCGCGATGAGCACAAGAAGGCAAAGAAAAACAGCGATGCCCAACGAATTGTTGAGAATGGCCAGAAAGCTGGCTCTTTATCGTCTGTTGGCTCTACAGCTTCTAAAGGCTATACAGGCAATTACAAGAGCATGTCCGATGACGAGTTTCGCAAGGTCGCCGCCAGAAATCTGGGAAGATTTTAACCAGAAAACTGAAGGTTTAACATGGCCATTACTGATGTAACGGTTCTATCCCCAGCAGTGCGGGACTATTATGATCGTCTATTGCTCATGACGGCATACCCGCAGCTGATTCATACTAAATTTGCACAAAAACGCGTGCTCCCTCGTAAAAGTGGCGACACAATCGTTTTCAGACGCTATGCGCGCCTGGCTACAGTGCCTATTCCTCTTGTTGACGGTGTGACCCCTCCGGGTGCTCCTCTGTCTGCTACGGACATCAAAGCCCGCGTAGATTTCTACGGGAACTTTGTTACCATCACCAATCAGGTCGAGTTGACCGTAGAAGATCAGGTGCTGAACGAGGCCGCACGGCTCCTCTCGCAGAACCTTGGCCAGACTATCGACGAGGTTACTCGCGATGTCTTGGCTTCTACAGCATCGACCGTTGCCGCTTCTAACGGCACTAACGGTAACACACCGACAGAGCTGACGAAGGCGGATATTGACGCCGCTGTCATTACTTTGTTGGGCAACGATGCCGAGATGATCTCTGAGGTTGTTGTTGGTAGAGACGCCTTCGCTACTTCCCCTGTTCGCCCTGCGTTTTGGGGTTATATTGATACGGCACTTCTCGACGACCTCGAGGCGGTAAGCAGCTTCGTCAATACCTCGAACTATGCTAGTCAACAGACTGTTCTAGAGTCCGAATGGGGTTCTACGGGCAACGTCCGTTGGCTTTATACAAGTGTCGGTAGTGTTTCTACAGCCGCTACACCTGTATACGATAACTTCATCGTAGGCAAGGAAGCTTATGCTGTTGTTCATCTTGGTTCTGAGGCTGGCGAGTTCTACGTGGAACAATTGGGTTCTGCCGGGTCCGCCGACCCTCTGCACCAAAGGGGTACTGTGGGGTGGCAGCAGCCGTTTGTCGCGAGAATTTTGAATGATTCGTTTATGTTGAATTTGCAAAGTACGCATACATGATACACATTAAATAGGTAATGTGTTAACCTCTTGGTGTACCAGGAGGTGTAGATGAAAATATGTACAACGTGTAAGCAAGAGAAAAATGAGTCCCAGTTTAGCAAAGACAGTCGGCTTAAAACGGGTTTGCGATCTCAATGCAAAGAATGTCATAAAAAGACAATCGATGTGTGGAGAACAAAAAACTCGGAAAAAAGACGCGAGTCTTGGGCGACTTATTACGCTGTTCATAAGGATGAACTTTGTGAAAAAAGTCGAGCGCGATCAAAAAATATTACAGAGGCTCAACGAAATAAAAAGCGGGAGTATTGTAAACAATACTATCGCAAAAATCGTGAAGCAATTCTGGAAGATGAGCGTGTTAAATGGCGGATTCGTTCACAAGAAGAAAGGGAAGCTGATTTTTTACGTCAGCGAGAATATTATGAAAAAAATAAAGAGGAAATTCAAGAGCGGGCCAGAAGACGTTATCAAAACTTTTCTGATGAACAAAAGAAAAATAATGTTCAAAGGACAAAGAATTGGAGGCAACATCATCGCGAAAAAGCGAATGCATGGTCGGCCGTCGGTAATGCCATTCTTAAAGGAGAACTTGAAAAGCCTATTTATTGTGAATTGTGTGGAGTTTTCGAAGTGAAGATTCATGCGCATCACGCAGATTATTCTAAACCTCTGGAAGTTTTGTGGCTTTGTCATGATTGTCATATGAAATTACATGCAGATTCAAGAATCATGAAATTAAATCAGGAGAATTAAAATGAGTCAAATTAGTACGTTTACTTGGACCAACGCAAACCCTGCGGTTGCTCATAACATCAACACGGGTTTTACGGTGGCGGAGATTACGACAGTCGACACCACTAACGGCGGAAGCTGGTACTGGTGCGATCGTATGGCCGCGGCGTCATCGATAGATGTCGATTCCGGAGCATATTCGGCAGCTAACGGCTTTACGGCCTTGTCACAGAGTTCGGCATACGGTGCGACCATCACTGGTTTCACTAACGCCAACCCTGGTGTCATCACCGTCAACGACACGGCAACTTTTGGCTTCGCAAACGGCGATACCATCAAAGTTGAACGTATAGCCGATGATGGTTCAGGCACAAGCCTAAACCAGGATTATGTCATTGCGTCCTTCACGGGAACGGCAATCACAACAGGGACTAACACCACAGGTTATAGCGTGTATGTTAGCGGTGGTAGGGCTAGCCGAGTCAGCGATACCGATGGCGATGCTATCCCGACAGAGAACTTTTCAATTCGCGGCATGACTGTTGGCACGACCCCTGTGGGTGCTGCCAGCGCGGTAATGGTAGCGGTTTGCAAGGGTAAAGAATCAGTAACCTAACGGTGGCGACCTCTCCGGGGTCCTCCTTCCGGGGAGGTCGTGCTTAACTTAAGGAAGTATTATGGCTATTGAAGCGTCGAATCTCGCGATGGACAAAAAGGATCGTAAAAAGCAATGGGACGATGAAATCATCAGCTTCGAATTCATGAACCTCGAAGAACCTGGCGTGCCCATAAAGTTTGTTTTCGGCAAAATGCCGCGTCCACAGAAATACACCTTGTTGCATGGTGGCAAATATAAGCTGCCGCGCACCGTCGTGAACCACATTGAATCACGGCAAATGCCCATTTGGAAATATACTCCTGATGGTGAAGGGCGGATGGCAAAGAGGTTAACGGGCTATAAATCTCGTTTCCAGTGTAGACAACTTTTTGAGTAGGTCGGTAGATGGCCCAGTGGACGCTTGCAGATATTCGACGGAAGACGCGCCAAGTGTCTGGGCGTCTTTCTGTCATTGAACTAGCCAATGATCAGGTCGATGACTACATCAATAGGTATTTTCAATTTGAGTTTCCCGCCGAGGTTAAACTCAATCGAAATTACACGTTGCATGAATTCAATACGCTGGCTGATGTCAGGGACTATGACTTCCCTGATAACTATACAAATTTTGTTCCGGAGGCGACGGTAGATCGTCGTGTCGTTAGCTTTTATCAAAGCCCTGATGAATTCTATGACCAAAACCCTGAATTCGTTTCTCGGTTTTCGACATGGACTGGTGATGGAGCAACGGTGGCGTTTTCGAATACTTACTCCAGCAGCATCCCAATAGTTGCTGGGTCTGTCTATATTGACGACACGGTAGAGTTGTTCGAGGATGACGCCGCTGGTGTGCTCACTGGTGATCAGGGGGGAACGGGGACAGTAAACTATACGACCGGTGCGGTATCGGTCACATTTAATACAGCGCCGACAGATGGGCAGGTCATCCAGACCAGTTTCATCCAATTGGCCACGGGATTTCCGACGGCAGTGTTGATGTTCAACAATCAATTCAGGTTTTCTCCCGCGCCTGACAAGGCCTATCGCTTCCAGATTAAAGCGTGGTCTTTGCTGTACGTGAAGCCTGTAACAGGAGTGAATAAGACGACATTCACTCTGCCAGACGACAAGCCCTTACAAGAAGAGTGGGGGCCTGCCATCTCATATGGAGCGGCGCGCCGCATTGCGTCGGATTTCGGCGAGATTGACCGTTATCAAGAGCTGACGGCTTTATATAAAGAACAAATTAACTACATTCTTAAGCGGACACACATCGATTTAGAGTCGACGCGTGCCGCTCCGATGTTTTAGGGGGTATCATGGGTTGGGATGCGACAAAACCGGGCGATACGGTCAAAATTCGTTCCATAGCTGGCGAAATACGTACTAATTGGGATGCGATTGAGCAGGGGCTAGATGCTGGTGGTACGGCTCTAAAATACTATACTATTCAGTTGGCAAATCGCAGTTTAATAGTCCCTCCGGTTGCCGCAAACCCAACCACTGATTCAACCATATTTCACCATTTTTCTAAAAGTGATGGTGTGAACGTTGAATGGTATACGAAGTCTCCAACGGGAACAGTAACGCAGATGTCCCGCGGTGATCCTGTGGTCGCGGCCAGCGGCAGCACATACCTTCCAGGAGGGCTTCTTCTCAAATGGGGGACGGCATCAATACCAGCCGCTGCGGGAACAACGGACGTAACATTTAATACGCAATTTACTACGGCTGTCTATTCGGTTGTGGTTACTGAAAGGACAACATCTGCAAGCACGGACCGATTAGGATCGATTAATGCAGCCTCTGGTTTAGACAAGTTTGTTTGGCGAAACGCAACAGCATTAGCGTATACAATCCATTATATGGCGATAGGTGTATGACACCATATTCTCCGTTTCTCATAGCACCTTTTCAAACGGGCCTTGATCTAGATGTTCAACCGTGGCTCCAACCACAGGACGCTTTTGGTTCTATCATCAATGGTCATATCCATAATGGGGTGACGGAGAAACGGGAAGGATACGAGAAGCTCGGGCATCTCGTGCACAAGAACGGTGTGGATTGGAACATCACCGGAATTGTCGTAGGTGCCGGGGTAGTTACTGTTAGTCTGAATGACAATACTGGATTGACTACCGGTGATGTTGTTGAATTTCGCGATGTCACCGGCATGACGGAGCTAAACGGAAACCGTTATACGATAACTGTTGTCATAGCGGGTGTCGGCGGTACGTTTACCCTAGATAACGTCATTGGAACGCTATTCACAGCATGGGCCGCTGGCGGCGGCGTTTATCTGGTGCCGGAAGATCGTGTGATGGGCATCGAACGCTACATCACGAGTGGTAACACTAAAACAATGTTGGCCTTCGACACCAAAAGGGCCGCGACGTTTAATACATCTTCCAAGCGCTTTGATCCGATTGACACCGCAGACATTATGTCCGGAGCGGATACGGATTACATCTGGGCAGCGAATTGGGCCTCCACCGCATCTACAGCAGCATCCACGCTCTATCGTCTCTATTTCACCAATGGGAAAGCCCTTGCCGGAGGTTTGGACGGTATTCGATACTTCGATGGTGGCACAACGACGACGAGCTTCGCACCCGTTATCAATGGTGTGACGACCATTAATGGTGCAAAGTTGCTCTTCGCGTATCGTGAGAGGCTGTTATTGTTGGCAACACAGGAAGGAGGTACCCTATATCCACAGCGGCTCAGATGGTGCCAGGCGCAAAATCCTAGCGCGGCGAATGCCTGGGATGACAACGTTGCCGGTCGTGGGGGTTTTGTCGACGCTCCGACGGGCGATCATATTATCAGTGCCCGATTCGTTCAGGATGGGATCATTGTCTTTTTTACCGACAGCGTTTGGCAGTTGCGGCCAACATCTGATCCGGCGCTACCATTTCGTTGGGATAAGATTAACAACTTTCGCGCTTGCGATGGAAAAATGACCTCGGAGCAATATGACAGGGTCGTCATCGCCGTAGGAGGACGCGGAATCACAACTACAGATGGCACAGATACTCGCCGAATTGACGACAAGATCAAAGAATTCGTTGCCCAGAACATCAATCAAGGGCAATTTGGAAAAGTTTTCACCAGGCGTAGCTTTTCCACACGCAGAACATGGTTGCTTTATCCCTACAAAGAGAGCGATGAGGCCGATGAATCTCTGATTTATGCTGAAGAGTCAGGGGCGTTTTCGATCTATGAAGTCGGAATGAATGTCCTGGGCTATGGTGGTGCGGCTTCTGACCCGACCATTGCTGATTTTGATGACAAAACGATAGCAGATTTTGGCGATGATACAATATTAGACTACGCATTCGACGAAGGGTCGGAAATATTCTTAGGCGGTGATCGCTCGGGTGTTGTTTATGTCATGGAACAGGGCGGCGATGATGCTGAAATCTTGTTTTCGGCTACGATTCTCGACGTGACGCCGGCAAACCCTGCTGTAGTGACGATGACAGCGGATATCGGACTATCGGATGGCGACATCGTGACCATCTCCGGCATAGCCGTCGGCAGTATGGTTGAACTCAATGACCGATCGTTCTTTGTCACGTCCAAATCGGGCAATACATTCGCCCTCCTCGGAGAGAACAGTGTAGCGTACGCAGCCTACGTTGCCGGTTCAGGTGGCGACGTTCGCTCAATCACAGCGTCAGATATTGAGCTTAAGTTGTTGTCGGCTGGTTGGAACCCGTTCATCAAGGAGGGACGGCGTGCACAATTGGGATACGTCGATCTTTTCGTAGACAGCCATGAAACCGCTGCGATGGATATTGATTTTCTGATCGATAACGACCCGTCACCTTATTTGACATCACAGATAAACCTACTTCCTCCTCTAGGCGAATTGGCCAGTGTAGCAGATGTGTCGCGCGCTAATCCTGCGGTTGTCCTCACCGACGCCAATGCGCTCAATGAAGACACACCCATTTATATTTATGGGGTAACTGGGATGGGTGAGATCAACGGTGGCCCGTATACGTTTACCATCGTCAATAATTTCTCTATCAGCCTCGATGATGTCGACAGCACCAACTTCGGTGAATATCTGAATGGGGGGGTTATCACTATTCTACCATTCAGGTCTACCAAGGCGTGGAAGCGGGTGTACTGTGGAGGGACCGGATATCAGCATCGGATGAAGATACGATCCAAAGGCCGTGATCGTGATGTGCGTATCCATGCGTTTATGCCTTGGTTCCGTCCAATAGGGAAGAGGACAATATGACGCTGCCACTGACGACGACGTTACCTCTTAGATCGGAACAGATCGAGACAGGGGGCAAAGAACTGGCCTCATATCTCAACGAGCTCATCGATCATCTTGAAGATCAATATGAGCAGGTTGCCTACGCAGTCAACGGTGATATTAGGCAAGATGTCGACACTGGCAGCCGGCAATTTTTACCTACCATCAGCGGCTCGACCATCGCCGGAGTTGGTACTTATACCAGGCAAATCGGCATCGTCCTTCGACAAGGCATCATGGTAGATGTTTGGTTTGATGTGGCATGGACAGCTCACACGGGAACGGGTAATCTCATCCTTAATTTGCCTTATCTCGTCGCGATAAATGCCGGCAACCCCTTCGTTGGGGTTTGCAACACAGTTACTATTGGTTTCACCGGCTTCGTCACCTGTTCAGCGGTCCCAAATACAAGACAATTGCAGTTTATTGATTCCCGAACAGGGGCGGCAGCCGTAACCATCGGCATCATTGCCGCCGCAACAGTGAGAGGACATATACGCTATGTCGGCCAGCAGTACGAAAGAACCTGAGATTGACTTTTCTAAGCTGCGCTTCGTGAGAATTTTCACACCCGTTCACATTCCAAAGGAATTAATTGAGCAGGTACGCGAAAAGGAATATGATGTAAATGACTGGTATCGTTATCTAGAGATCGTTTGCATACGGCAGACAAATGAGGGGCCACAGTTGAATCCCCTCTGCCTGCTCTACGTGATCGTCGACGAGTTAAACAAAGTGGTCGGGATGTTGTGGGCGGAGATTGATACTCTCAGCAAAATCCTTGCCATTCAAACGTTCTCGATGGATAAGAAATACTGGCTGAAGGGCCAAGCGGTGACGCTTCTGGCGGACAAGGCCAAAGAAATCGCAAAAGAGTGCGGATTGAAAAAGATCAGATGGGCATCATCCTATCCAAAGCACTCGGAGCGCTATGGTTTTCATCGTAGCAAATCAGTGCTGATGGAATGGATAGTAGAAGACAACAAGGAGAGTCAAGATGGGTTCGATATTGCAGGGCAGCGCGAAGTCAGTGGGGTCAGCGCCCTTGATGACCAAGGAGCAACAGGGGTTTCTCAATCAGTCGTTACAGGGACTTGGGGGGCAAGCCAACCAGGCTCTGAACCAGTTTCTGCAGCCATATGATCCAGAGCAATTTCAGAATCTATTTCAACAAGCGTTTGTTGATCCGGCGATGTTGACGTATGAACGTAGCGTGCTACCGGGCATTCAACAGCGTTTTGGTGATGCTAATGCCGGTTCATCTTCTGCGCTGAACCAAGCCCTTGGACAATCCGCCGCGGACGTCAGCACGATGATCGGTTCCCAAGCCGGGCAGTTCTTCCAGGGACAGCAGGGCAATCAGCTCAACGCTATGCAGATCCTGAATCAATTGCTTGGCCAGAGGTCTTTTGATCCGATTATTCAGCAACGTCAAGGCTTGTTAGGGCCTGCGATTGGTGCTGCGGGTCAGGCGGCTGGTGGCTATCTATAT